GTGTGCCTGTCGTACCTTGTGAGCCTGTAAGTCCCTGTAGACCAGTAAGACCCTGAGTACCTGTAGTTCCCTGAGTACCTGTGGTGCCTTGTGCACCTGTTGTACCTTGTGGACCAACAACACCCTGGATACCGACAGCGCCGTCAAGGTTAACTGACCATGTAGCAAATGTTCCAGTACCGACGATACGGTCATTGCTAAATGTTAATGAGCCTGTAGATGGCGTGTAGGAGGTAACAGTTCCGTAAACAATATGTGTTGCGTCGTAAGCAACCACAATGTTTTGGCCTGTGGAGTACTGATAGTTTTGAGCAATAGTGATTGTTGTTGTACCACTAGAGCTGAGGGTAAAGGAAGTAGTAGAGGAAGTGCTGTAGTGGTCACCCGCAACACCCTGCAGACCTTGAGTACCTTGAGTACCTTGAGTGCCTTGTAAACCTTGCGTACCCTGTGCACCTTGTGAACCAGTGGTTCCTTGTGAACCTACAGCGCCCTGAGTACCAGTAAAACCTTGAGTTCCAGTTGTACCTTGGGTACCTGTAGTTCCTTGTGCGCCAGTAAATCCTTGAGTTCCCTGCAGACCTTGTAGACCTTGAATACCAGTAGTTCCTTGTGGTCCCTGAACTCCTTGGTTACCCTGAACACCTTGCGTACCTTGAGGTCCTTGAACGCCCTGAACACCCTGAACACCCTGTGTTCCTTGCGTTCCTGTAAGTCCTTGGGTACCCGTGATTCCTTGGCTTCCTGTAAATCCTTGTGTACCAGTTGCTCCCTGAGTTCCTACCGCACCTTGTGTACCAGTAAGACCTTGAGTGCCAGTAGTTCCCTGGATACCTGTGGTTCCTTGGTTTCCTTGGACACCTTGAGTACCTTGTACTTGGATGCCTTGAGTACCCTGAACGCCTTGTACGCCTTGAATACCATGAGTACCTTGAACTTGGATACCTTGTGTTCCTTGTACACCCTGGATTCCTTGTACACCCTGGATTCCCTGGGTGCCTTGAATTCCTTGCGTACCTTGTGCTCCCTGTAATCCAACTGTTCCCTGAATACCTTGGTAGTTAATCTGGGACATGCGGATAACTGCGCCCGCTGCCTGTGGAACTGGAGATGCGGCTGATACAGCGTTAAGGTAGAGGTTGGTGCTGTCGCCGTTCCAGAATACTTCATAATAGTCGTTAGCAGTTGCGTTAACCTGCCATGTCCAACCAGTAAGTGTTGGAGTGGTAGATGAAACAACAGAGTCAAACGCTGTTGATACTTGGGTTGCGCCGTTTTTAACAAGCCAGAAGTTTGCTTGGTGGTTTCCTGCGCCCGTAAGAGCAAGTTGTCCTACAAAGTCAATGAGGTAAGTACCTGTTACTGGCGCAGTTAAGCGTGTTAAGTGCGTTCCGTCTGTAACAAGGGTTACACCATTTTGAATGTTAGTTGTATCAAAGCGAACTGCCTCTCCACCTGTTGTTGCGCTTTGGTCTACGGTTGAATAGAAAGAGCCATAGTTAGAGATAACTCCACCAGCGCCAGTAGCACCAGTTGCACCTTGAACACCAACACCAGATGTTTGAGTCCATGTAATAGGGTCAGTTCCAATAATGATAGAGCCGTCAGGATTAGACCCATCAGCGTTCATAATCCAAGCAGTTGAGACATAGGTGGTTCCATGAAGAACGTAGACGTAATCGCCCTCTTCTACCTGACCAACAACGTGGTTATCCGCATCTGTAGCGCGAGTTAACTTCCACGCACTACCGCCTGGGTTGTTCTTACCAGCAGCGGTTACTACATAGATGCCGTTATTAAGCGTTGTTGCTTGACCAGCAACAAGTACACGGTCACCAACACCTAATGTGTAACCATCAATTACTAAAGCCGCATTTGTGCTTGATTGTAGGTATGCTCCTACGCCGTACCCGTTTTCAGCATCAGCAGAACCTGCGGTATAGGTAGGTGTATTAGGAAGTGCGGTGGCCGAAACTGCGTGAACAGACTGGTGAGCGTTCTGTGAAGAGACTGGGCCTTGAATACCCTGAATACCCTGAAGACCTTGTAATCCTTGAGAGCCTTGGGCTCCTTGAACACCTTGCGTTCCTTGTGTGCCTTGAACTCCTTGAGTACCCTGTAGACCAGTTGTACCCTGGTTACCTTGAACTCCCTGAGTACCTTGATTTCCCTGCACTCCTTGAGTTCCTTGGGCGCCCTGAATTCCTGTTGTACCTTGATTGCCTTGTACACCCTGAGTTCCTTGGTTGCCCTGGACTCCTTGAGTACCTTGTGTACCTTGTGCACCAGTGATACCTTGAATGCCGTTAAATCCTTGGGTACCTGTTGTACCCTGCATGCCTGTTGTACCTTGGGTACCGTTATTACCTTGAGTACCCTGTAAACCTTGCACACCTTGCGTGCCTTGGGTTCCTGTTGCTCCTTGGGCTCCGACAGTTCCCTGTGACCCAGTAGTTCCTTGAGAACCTGTGATTCCCTGAACACCTTGCAACCCAACCTGTCCTTGGATACCTGTTGTACCCTGTACGCCTTGTGAACCAGTTGTTCCTTGAGTTCCTTGTGGGCCTTGGATAACGCCAACGTTAACCCACGATGCGCCTTCCCATACATAGAGATAAGGGTCGATGATATATCCATCGCCGTTATTACCTGTTGGGTGCGCCGCTTCTAATTCAGCAAGAGTGCTGTACGAACCAAGAATAACTACAGAGGTACCAGCAGTACCTTGAACGCTAACGCCCTGTGTACCTTGTACGCCCTGTGTGCCTTGTGCACCTGCTGTACCCTGCGTTCCAAAATTACCTTGAATACCTGTTGTGCCCTGGATACCTTGCAGACCCTGAGTGCCTTGAGTACCTTGAGCACCTTGCGTTCCATTTGCGCCCTGTGTACCAACAAAACCTTGTGTACCAGTAGTGCCCTGCGCACCAGTAATTCCTTGCGTACCTGATGCACCTTGAATACCAACAACGCCTTGTGAGCCAGTTAAGCCCTGCGCTCCAAGGATTCCCTGAAGACCAACAGCACCTTGAAGTCCATTAAGTCCTTGTACAGTAGGTACGTCAACATCGATTGTTTTTGAGCCAGAGTTGTAAGTAAAAGAAATATTTGTGTGCGTGCCACTATTAAGGGCATCTGCCACACGCCCTACTGTGAAGTAAAGGTTCTGTATGCCTTCGGGAAGGTCATCAGTTGATTGGAGTGCCGCGGCTGAAATAGCACTTGCGACCTCATCGGCAATATCATTTGGGGTTACTGTTGCGTAGTCAAGGTCACGCCATAGGTGAATGCCATCACCAATTTTAAACTTTCCAGTGTCGGTTTCAAAGCCGATTTCACCTTGAGCTAGCTCTGGGTTGTCGGAGGTCCATGTGGTGGAAATGCCGCGACGTAATTGAATCTTTTGTGCCATTTAGGCATTTCCTCCATCAATGGAATTTGTACCGCCAAATACTGATTCAGGGGAGCCGCCATCTATGGCTCCGCCCGATATAGGGCTCCAGTTTACACCATCAAAGACGTAGACTGTCTTTTCGATTGAGTTAAAGTACAGGTCACCCGCGTACTTGCCAATGGGATTACTCCCACTGGCTAGTACGTTTACGGGTACCAGTGCCTTTTTGCTCATTTAATTAAGCGTGGACAACCACACGGTAGGCGTCGGCTGTTGGCGCTACTGCAAATCCAACAGACACGGCGTTTGTAGAAGTGCGGGTTACATCAGTCATCACTTCTTCGTATGTTGCAGCGTCATAGACAGACACTACTACATCGCGTGTTCCAAGGTTGTGGGTAACGGTAAACGAGGTGTTTGTACCATCACCAACAAGAGCTGCGTACTTGCGTACAACAACTGCGGTGTCAATTGTAACGTTGCCGCTACCATCAACGGTTACACCGTTAGCAGTCTTTACATAAACACCGCTATCGTTATCCAAACCACCGTTTGACTTGATGTTTACCTTTAGGCCAGAACCTGACTCTGAAAGGCTGTCTGAATCAAGTTTGACTGAGATAGAGCCACCAGAGATATCAATTCCATAACCTGCGGTGTACTCACCAGCGGCTGAGAACTGTGTCCAAGTAGATGCTCCAGCAGTAAATGCTGTGACAATCCAACCTTGAGCAGCGTAGGTTCCTTCTTCTACGAGAGTGTAGGAACCTTCCTTGATATCTGCATCTACAGGGTTTGCAGATGGAACAAGTGTTTGAGACCCAGAGTTGTAAATGTAAATTCCGTTTTCAGTCGCAGTTGACTGTGACTTAACCAGAACACGGTCACCGTTTACAAGCGTAACGCCACTGATTGGGGCAGAAGCATTGGCAGTAATGTCAATGTTTGAGTCTGTAGCAGTGCGGACTGAGCCAAGAACATAAAGACCTTGTGCAGCAGCATTGACGTCTGACATCGTTGCAATCTTGTTACCGTCAGTAACAGAGCCAATGTAAGCACGGCTAGAATCAGCCTGAAGAATGAGGTTGTTATCGTAAGCGTTGATGATGAGGTTGTTGTCTGCATCGCTGTTGATTGCTGCGTACTGTGTGCCACCATCACCGTATGCACGGTAGAGGTTGACAGTACCATGTGTCTCGATAACACCTGCACCAGCAGTTCCGCTTAGGCTTACGAGGTTGTTGCCTGAAGCATCCTGAATGTACAGATAACCATCAGTCTCTGTATCAGTTCCACCAGCGTAGATGCCGTTCTTTACATACAGGTTGTTTCCTGATGTAATGTTGTTTCCAGAAGTTGTTTGGAAGTTAGATAGTGATTCAACTCCGCTATCACCAGCAAGTGACACCCAACCATTGTTTGACTCAATAGCAAAATCACCTTGTGTTGCTACCTGCTTAAAGGTGTTGCTATTATTGGTAATAATGCCATACTGGGTTCCATCGTTCCAGTATTCGGTCTTGCGTAGATGCAGTTCACCGTTGGTGAACTCAACAACTGAGTTTAGTTGAAGAGTTCCACTGTCAACATTGAAGACGTTAGAATCAACTGCAGTGATGTAGTTACCTGAGATGTCAGACAACTTAGCAAAACTGTCGCTAACAAGTTGTGACTCAAGAGTTGAAAGATTTAGGTCAACATAAGTGTTACCTGCGTTGGTACCTGTGGTGAGGTATGTAGAGCCTGTGACAAGGTCGCCAGCAATCTCATTGGCAATAGACTGAGCAGTTGGGATATCTGAAGTCTTAGCAAAGCCGTCTGTTACAAGGTTTGATTCAAGGCTTGTGTAATCAACACTAAATACACCAGTACCAGAATCGTAAGAAAGACCTTGGCTTGAAGATGCAGATACGGCGCCGCGTGCACGCGAATCTGTATAGTAAAGGTTGGTCGTACCTTCAGAGAGCTGGTCTGTTGAAGTGATTGCAGCGTTAGAAATAGCTGTTGAAACGTCAGTAGAGTTGACACCAATTTGAACCCATGCGGTTCCGTTATCGATGTAAAGGGTCTGTGTCTGGGTATCTGCATACGCATTTCCTGCGTTACCTGCAGCTGGGCGAGAGGCTGTATTGCCGTAAGCAATTGCTCCACCAACTGGCTGCCAAGCTGAACCGTCATATACACGAAGTTCGTTATGTGCGGTGTTGTAGTAGGTGTGGCCCTTTCCGTATGCGGAAGGGTCAGTTGCAAGGTTTTGAACCTTGAAGTTTTGTAGTTCGAGACCTGTAAGGTCAATAGGGGTTAAATATTTACGTGCCACTCGATTATCTCCTTAAGATAATTAACTTAGATAGGCCTTGCCTGAGAATGCTGCCGAGAATGTAGCGGTGAGAGTATTCCGAGTGGTGTAGTTGATTTCGCCTTCTACAATTGTACCTCCAGAGTCCTGGAATGTAACGTTAGGGTAGAAGTTTAAGTTGTGGGAAATGGCCCACGTATCGCTTGGGGTGTTCTGGGTGTAAACGTAAGATATGGATTCCGCAGAGCCTGTAGCTCCAGTGAGTCCTTGAGGGCCAATAAGGCCTTGGGTTCCTTGGATACCTGTTCCTTGAATTCCCTGAACGCCGCGACCACCAGCTTGTCCCGATGTAACAGTTACAATAATTGGGGCTGGGGGAATGACATTTATATTCTTGAGGCGATTAGTCAAGGGTCACCTCCTGGGTAGTAAAGACCTGTCCGCGAATATACGTTTCTTCAAAGTTGTCATCGCCAGGGGCCGTAGCTTGCAAATCCCAGAATGCTCGGACTGGTAAGTAAGCAGTGTCTGACTTTGTAAGAACAAGCTGAACTCGGCTTAGGTCTGACGATGTAGAGAGGACATTGATAGTAAATGTTCCATACAGTGACGGAGAGTTTGGGTAGGTTCGTATTTGTGCTTTAAAGACAAGACCCGTCACATCAAATGGGAAGTCAAACTCCGCAGACCATGAGTCGCCTTGATAAAGGATGATGTCGTAGAGCTGAGCGGTTGTTGGAGTAGGGGTGCGTCCAAGGAGGTTGTTCTGGATGTAGACGCGCTCTGGCATACGAGAGTCGTCCACTTCCTGACCCATGTAGATTGGCACGTACTTGTTGGTTGTACGAGATGTACGTATGAGCGTACCAATCTCCATTTTCCAAAGACCAATATTGAGAGCCGAGCAGAGCTGATGATATTGGTCCCAACGAGCTTGGATGGTGTTAATAAGTTGGCGGTAGCGCTCCGAGCGGGGAATGCTTACGCCGTCTGGGGCTTGGATATTGATATCAAAAGATGCGTCTGTGGCGAGAGCCCATAAGGCTTCAATCGTAGCCAAGATAGTTAGGGGGTAGTCTTCAACTGGGGGTAGGGTTCCGATGGTAATTAAACTGCCGTAAGCATCTACTCTATTGTAAGTGTGCTGGGTCACAGCGGTATTAACAAAGCCCGTAAGGTCGTCGTCTGTAAAGTATCGGAAAACGTTGCCAGTGACTACGACAGCTTGACCTGCAGCTGGGGCGGTTACTAGATGAACTACGCCGTAGGTGACTTCTACTGTATATCCTGTGTTGATAGCTTGAGCGGTTCCGTTTACCGTAACCATCAGGGTGTTAATATCGACAGGCTTAACTCCAAGGGTAAAAGCCTTAGTTGAACCGTCGCCAACGAAAGTCTTGGTAAATTGTCTTGGTTGGTCTGCTAGTTCAAGTCGAACCTTAGAGACTAAAGTTGTTAAGTCGGCCACGTCCACCCCTGCTCGGTATCCATACAATGATGGCGGGTAATGCCCAAAAAATCAGCGCAAACAACAAAGGGCGCCCCGAAGGACGCCCCTGTTCAAAAGCTAGTATTAAATAACGCCAGCTAGGTAACCCTTTTCCTTTAGGTGGTCAGCGACAGCGCGTGTAACGCGGTACTTCTGCCCAGCTTTAAAGTTGTAGTTGTTTCCAACTCCAAGGGTCATGTTCTCAATATTCTCAATGACGCGGATTTCGACCATATCATCGTTTTCCTTACCAACGGTTGTGGCATTATCCACAATGATGGTTGGTCGATTAGGTACGGTTGCATCGATGACGTCATCCAGCTTCTCAGCCGCTTTAGCTGTAGCCAGAGACATTTCGCCAGCACGTTGAGCTTGCTCTTCAGCATATTGCTCCTGCATGGCAGCGCGGGTGCGTCCTGTGACATCGGACGGCTTTGGTTTTGTAGCCACTGTAAATCCTCCAATATATTGACTCGTAGGCCTAAGTTTAGCATAAGGAAACGGCCCTATCCCTTATGTAAAGGATAAGGCCGCTAGTCTTTACTTAACGCTTATGCGTGATTAAAGATTTCCTGCCAGGTCTTTGGACCAACAATTCCGTTGGAATCAAGACCAGGGTGAGCGTCTTGAATAGCCAAGATAGCCTTCTTGGTAGCTGGGCCATATTGACCATCAGCGTCAAGGTCCAAAGCTTCTTGGATAAGCTTTACGGCATCTCCAGTATCGCCAGGCTTTACTTGACCTGGGAATGGGGGAACTTGCTTAACTACAGGTGTAGCTGGGCTAGCATGGACCCCATCTGTGTATGAGGGGCGACCGAAGCCAACAACAGATGCCCACAAGTGGCGCTTGTTATCAACTTTGTAGCCGCGGACATTCATAGCACACTCGCCACCGTTATTAGGTGAGCCCTTTGGCTTTGAGTCTGGTGTGGTGTTTCCCTCTACAGTAGTGATGGTTCCATCGCCGTTGTCCTTAACCACAATACCAACGTGCTGAATTGGGCTATCTGGCTTAGCGGCTGGAATAAAGGAGAAGTAGACAAGGTCTCCTGGCTGTGGGTGTGCGTTAGCCGCATCTGCCCAAGCGCCCATCTTCTTAAACGCTGCTGCACCCGCTGGGGTGTAGACAGTATTAGGAAGCTTTACTCCTGCCTTATCAGCGCACCACATCATCAAACTTCCGCACCATGCTTGGAAGTTAGCCTTGGTAAAAGCGCCGTAAAGTGTTTCGTTATCTTTTGGTCCCTCGATAACACCAACCTGTGACTTAGCCACTTCAAGCATACGAGCTGCTGTTCCTGGCTGGGCGTCCGTTACTGGTGGTACTGGGTTTCCTACATTTCCTAATGCCATGTTATTCCTTAGTTGTAGTGTGGGTCGTCTTCTGGAGCTGATTCTACAGCTGGGGCAACAGGTGCTGCAGGGGCAACTGCGGGTGTAACAGAGCCATCAACGGCAGAGACAGTGAGGTCTGTGCCTGACTGACGAGCTTCTACCTGAAGGTCTGCTGCGGTCTTAGCCTGGGTGTCAACAGCAGCAAATGCTGCGTTAATTTCATCAAGTGATAGCTTGCCGTCGTCCATGAAGCCACGAGCTAACTTCTCTACAACAGTTGCACAGGCAGTAAGGCCTGCTACGGTCATTGCTTTAAGAGTAGAGATGTGGGCGATTGCTCCAGCACCGATAACTCCCAGTGCGGTTGCTGTGAACGCCGCGACGATGCGCATAAGGACGTTCCAGAATAGCTTAATGTTGTCTTTCATTACTTCTTCTCCTTAGGGTTTCTTATTCTGAACGATGTAATCCAAAGGAAGGTCGAGAATAAAATCGACTCTCCGATTACCTTTTTTGCCGAGCCAGTCAGAACCAGCCAACCTACGAAGAGACCCAGGAAGGTCCAAATCTGGTTAGCTAGGTCTTGGATGAGCTCTCTAATGAACTTCATTAGTTTCTCCTTCTCAGTTGGGCAATCTGACCAGCAATCAATGTTGCGACCAGAATCTTCTTTGCCTTCTTGCGGGTAATTGGAGACATGTCATTTCCGATGTTCTCAACCGCTACGAAGGACTTGTTTAATGCCTCTACTCCAGGTACTGAGGCAAGGGCACCTGTTACAGGCTTTGCCACTACTGGAACAGCAACGTCAGGTGAGTTAAATGTGGTGCCTCCTGGCTGACCGATAAAGGTCGCAGCCACCGTGATGGCGTCTGGAGGAATCGGGAGACCAGAACCAGGAGGCGGAGCAGGTGGAGTTAACTTGCCGTCTTCACCTACAACTTGTGGAGCGGATTTAGTTCCGTAGAACGCAATACCACCGTTCTCCACACCTACTTGGTCTACTTGTACGTGCGCCACAAGTACTTCTGCTGGCGCTTCTTTTGGTGTAGTATCGGACAATTGGTCAGGATTATTAGGAACAAGGCCAGGTACTACAGGAGGACTAGATGGCTCAACTACGGGTTCAGGAGTTGGCGTCGGCTCTGGACTGGGCGCAGGAGCGGGTACAGGCTCTGGCGAAGGAGCAGGTGCGGGTGCTGGGCTTGGCTGCGGCGTGGGTGCAGGAGATGGGTCTGGAGATGGAACAGGGTCAGGGGGTGGCTGAGGTGCAGGAGCAGGTGACGGCTCTGGCGAAGGAGCAGGCTCAGGAGTTGGAGTGGGTTCAGGTTGTGGCGCAGGCTGCGGAGCAGGCGCAGGCTGAGGTTCTGGCGCGGGGGCAGGAGTCGGAGTTGGTACGGGAGGCGTCACGACAGGCTGCTGAACAACTTCGCTGGAAGATGTATCAGTAATAACTGTGGAGGTATCAACAATAACTGTTGATGTATCGGGCGTAGAAACTACCGTGGAGGTGTCAGGTGTCTGAGGTACTGGGTCTGGTGTTGGTGACGTTGGGGTTTGTTCTACTGTCTGTGTATCTGACGGTGCAGGAGTATCGCTGGGCGAAACAGTGGGAGCTGGAACAGCGGTTGAAGAGTCAACAACGGTACTCGTCTCTTCCGTGGCAGGAGGAGTCACGACGGGCAATGGAGGAATCACTACGACGACTGGTGGGTTCGGGTCCGCAAGATACACCGTCACAGAAGCTGACTGATTAGAGTACATTTGCGCCGTGTCATTATCTGAGCGCACAGTAAAGCTATAAGTGCTATTCCAGCCGCCTGTGCTTGCAAACATATCAGGCGTTAAAGTTAAAGAGTTAGTGGTTGATGCCACGCCCCACCCAGCGGAAGTTCCATTGGTCCAGAAGATGGCATACCGCTCTGGGATTAATCCTGAGGTTGGCGCATCCCACGTTAAGGTAACTGAGCCGCCCTGTGAGGTCTCTTGTAGATTTGTAGGGGTGTTGATAACTAGCGGTGGTATAGCTGCCAGTACTGCTTGGGCTGCAGCAAGCTGGGACTGGTCTAATAACAAAGTAGCCTGTGCGTCAGTAACAGCTTGAGCAGCTACGCCATCAGCTGCCACATCAGCGTTGTATTTAGATTGAGCTGTTTGAATAGCGGGAAGTAAGCTGGCGTCTTTAACCATATGAACTACCCCAGTAGAGAAGGCTGAGGCTGGGACAACGACGTTATTCCAGTACAAAGATACTGCCGCTCCACCGCCGTTCTCGTAATACCAGACAGTGATTTGCTGGGGAACTCCCGCTGTAAATGGGATAGCCGCTGAGGTAGAGCCGCCGCCACCTTTATCAAACCAGTCGTTAATAATCATTACGCCGTTAATAAATACTCGGGCACCGTCATCAGCAGGGGCGTAGAATCGGTAGCTTGTAGTCGTAGGTGAGGTTATGTAGCCGCTGAACTGAACGCCTACACGGTCAGATAGGTTGGTTCCTAATATGACGCCTTGGCCCCAGTTGTAGTTAATCTGAGAAACAGTCAACGTTTTTACTAGAGTGGATTGGCTAATTGTTGGTGAGCCGCCTTGAGGTGAGTCGTTGTACACCTGTGCGATAAGACCTGCAGTAACGGTAGAGCCGTCGGTTACTGAGCTATTGTCATACGCTGCTTGTGCAGCGGTAAGTGCTGCAGAGTCTGTTGTTACGACTTGGTCTGCCACAGCTTTTGCAGCTGTAGCAGAGTCAAGTATCTGCTGAGCCAGCTGTGTGGCGGTCTGGTCAGCAGCTATCGCCGCCTGAGCGGACGAAACCTTTTGCTGATAGTCGCTGTACAAAATGACAGGACTATCCGAGTGTGCTGGTGTGGCGAGTATTAGTGGGTATAAACCTGCGAGTAGTGTTACAAATAGTGCTGCGAATAAACGCAGTGCTCTCAATCAATCTCCCGTTGACTAGGCTTTAAGTATAAGTCCTAGCCCTCAAAGAGTCCCTACAAAGGCAAAAGGCCCAGGTTGCCCTGGGCCCTTGCTATTAAGTTGTAACTTAGTTGGTTTCTGCAATGATTACAGACTGGTCAGTGATAAGACCAAGACCGAAGATTGAGTACCAAGCAAGTGCGTGCTCACGACCGAAGTCCAAGATACCGCCATCGCGGAGCTCGACTGGGAGTGAGATTGCGTGACCGAATGCGTTATCTCCAATGAAGATAGCTGAATAGCGGTCGTTTGAACCGTTACCTGTGAAGGTAGCAGGAGTTGTGTAGCCTCCACCAGGGGTTACTGTTGGGTTAGCAACAGCGGTGTCTGCGCTGTAGTTAGCGCCAGCACCGTTAGCAACCTTAAGAACCTGAGTGGTCTCAATGAATACGCAGTCGTACAAGCGACCGATTTCACCGAGCATGAAGTTTCCTGGAGCAGCGTACTTGGTGACTTCAATGAATTCTGGATTGTCACGAAGCTTGCGGCTTTGGTGTGGGTGAACAAACGCAACGTAGGTTTCGCCCAAACGAGGGATGTTCTTGGTTGCGAGGCTCTCGATGGCATCCTTGACAGTGTGAGGTGTCAAGTAGAAGTTGCCAGTCATAGAGGCGCGGTTTGTACCCTTTGTACCATCTGCGTACCAGTTGTTGACAGCAGAGAGGTTTGAGCGGTCTTCACCGTAGATGGTTGAAGATGCTGCGTAGAGGGTGTCGCGTGAAAGCTGGTCAAGATAGACAGCCATGTTACGACCAAGAAGACGTGAAGCAGAAGCCATAACGTCATCGAATGAAGCGTTGAGCAAGAGCTCTGAAACTGCAAGAGCATAACCATGCTCAGTTACAGTGATTGAGAACTGCTGTGCGGTCAACGCGTTGGTCTGCATACGAACACCTTCGACGAGCGGTGAAGCAAAGCCGAGGTTGTTGTAACGCATGAAGTTAATTTGAAGACCAGGGGCAACGCCGAGTTCGGTCTTCTTTACTGCGAACTGCTCAAAGCGAAGGATAGGCATAGCCTGGAACAAGATTTCCTTGGACCAGATTTGCTGAATCGCCTGAGTCAGCTGGGTATTGGTACCCGAGTAAGCTGTTGGAGCGGCTGCAAGTGAGCCAGTTCCTGTAATTCCTGAAGCCATTAAATGGTTCCTCTTTCGTTAAAGTGGGTTGAGGTGTTTGTTGTTAACCGAACAGACCCTTAGTTACCCCACGAGCTGAGTCGCTCATCAGGCGGTTTCTGTACTTAGCGTATTCGTTCATCGGCATAGCTGCGATTTCTTCAGCTGAGAAGTTACGTTGTTCCGAATTGGTTTCCAGTGGTCCTGCAGGAGGCAAGGTTGCCCTTGTCCCCGTCATATCCCGACGAGCTGCGGTCATTGCTGACTGAGCTGATTCGAGAATCTTTGCGGAGCGCTCCTTCAAGCTTTCAAGGCTTGAATCGAGCTCTTCGCGATTATTACCACTCACGAGGTCTAGCAGTTCTGGGATGATACTTTCCCGTTCCTGCTCCAGGCGCTGCTGGCGGTAAGATTGCAAATCTGCATAAGCGCGTTCTTGTTCCAGAAGAGCGATGGCGCGTTCGCGTTCGTTACGCTCACGCTCCAACTGTTCTTTCCACTCTTGCTCTTTAATCTTGATGAGGTCCTTGGCATCAAGGTCCTCTTCAATCTTAGCCTTTTCTTTTTCTGCTTTCTTAGAAAGCTTCTCAGCTTCCTCAGCAGCTTTACGAGCGGCTTTTTCTTCCCGTTCCTTCTTTAGCTCAAGAACTTCGTTCTTTAAGCTTTCAAGTTCAGGATAGAGCTTGTTCTTCTCTTGTGCTCGTACCTTAGCTAGGTCTTCCTCAGTATAAAACTTTGGTGACTTAGTAGGTGTAGTAGTTGTAACAGTAGATGCGTCAACATCCGACACGTTTACAACTGGAACTGTTCCTGCCTCGGCTGCAAAGCCTTCGACAGCTGCTTGTGCTATTTCTGACATAGTGCGTCCTTATCCTCTGGGTCGTCTTCCGAATGCCTTGCGGCGTGCCACATATGACCTAACGTATTTGTATATTCAATTTTGCCTTACGTACGAATTTTTACAGCCTAAACTGTTTATTTTTCGTAGTCTTCTGGTACGCGCTTTTGTGGAAGTTGCGTGCCATAAGCTTCGGTTACTAGACGGTTACGCAGTTGCGATTCACCCGCCTGGTTCAACAGTGTTGCTTCATCCAAGATAGGAGTTGGGCCACCCATTGGCATAGCTGGCTGTCCTTCTGGACCTGTTGGAACTGGGGCCGCTTGACCGTCTGGGCCAGCGAGCATGCCAGTTAGAGATGCAATTTCGTTCTGGATTTCAGTCTGTAGGAGCTTAAGAGCGCCGTCAGCCTTTGCGTCATCCATGAGCTCTTGACGAATCTCAGTGAGCTTCTCGGCAGGAAATGCCTCTCCAAGCAGACGCAAGGCGCCTTCCTTTGACTCCAAACCAAGGGACATCTTGGTCTGAATTTCGTTCAGGACGATGAGCTTGTCCAGAGGAAGTGGAGGTGGGAAGTGAACATAAGAACGGTAAGTCAGTGGGTCGTCAGGGTTGAGCTGAGCTACCTGACCTGGCTTAAGAGGTGTGTTGCTGGTCTGAGGGTCCCAAGTAAAGGTCTCAGGTTCCTTGACTGCAAGGTTAAGCATGATGAGTTCGTTCACACGCTCTAAGCCGTGTGCGTACTGAATAATCTTTTGGTGGTAACGAGCCATAAGTGGCTGGAACTGAATAGAGAGCGCAACGCCTGAGGTGTTGGAAATAGGCTGTGCTTGACCAAGGGCAGTCTCTGGCACACCTGTCATTTCGTGCATGGACTTCTTTAGCATTGCCATGAATTCCATGGCGCCCTTTAGACCTTGGGCGCCGCCTTCAAGGTTCTCTACGCGGGCGTCTTTTGGCAGACCCGCCCAAACCTTGTTGGCTCCCTTTTCTAGTTGTGAAGCTTTTGCTCCGATAATGATGGTGACTGGCGCCGCGTGGTAATTAACGATGTCAGCGATATCAGTAGCCGTTTCGTTGTACGTACGGTTGATTGAAATAATCTGGTCGCAGTCAGACAAACCCCAAGGAGAACCAGAGATACGGATATTAGGAATGTGAATAACGGGAATAGTACCGAGAGGATTAGGGCGAGAGTCAATGAGTTCGTCGTTGATGTACTCTTCAATCGTGTCATCGGTTAGGATTTCCGTGTATGTGAAGACCTGGCGCGTACCTTCAAGCGATGTGCCCCAAAAACGATACTTGAGCTTAAAACGAATAAGACGCTCACGGTCGTGAGGATGGAATTCTGGAAAAGCGAACGACGAGTTAAGAGGTAGGATGCGGACACGTCCAGGGTGAGCGCGGCCAGCAGTATCGACATAAGCTTCTTCATAAGCCACCTTAATAAAGCAGTCGCCTGAAACAGCACCCTGCTGTCCAATTTCCCAGAGGACGGTTGCTTTGTTGTTATCTACTTCCCACACACGCTCTAGGAGCTCGGGAACAATCGCCTCAGTCTCTTTAGGGGAACGGAAGTCCACACCTTTGCCGAAGGTAAAGTTAACGATAAAGTCTGTAAAGGCGCGGAAGTAGTTCATAACCATCTGAGCTTCGCCAGTCTGACGGCGGTAGCTGTAATGATGACCCAGATACATGGCCCAGTTAAGGGAATAGCGATTTAAGCGAGGTCCGTGGACTTCAAACTCTTCATCCGCAAGCTCAACAAGTCCCAGAGGGGAGATGGAGATTGTTAGGTCAGAGGAGGCTGCCCGATAACTCGGTGGCGAGAAATCAATGGAGCTCACCGACACGTCCTCTCAATAAGTCTATTTGTCGACATAGTGTAACACACTAAGCTAGTTATTATCTTACGCGTTCGCCGTAAGTGATGTTCTTGCCGACAGGCTTCATAACCTTCTTCTTGTCGGCTTCTTCTTTACGCTCTTTAGCCTCTTCTGCGTAGTCGCGCATACGGGGGTCTACTTGAGCCTTGGACTCTACAAACTTGCCGCCCATTTGTAGGTAACGAGTATGAATCCAGTGAGCTTTAGCTGGGGAGTTTTTAGAGAAGCGCGTCAAAGCCTGGGCCTTAATCATGTTCCACAGCTTGGGATTAGCGGGGACTTGCTTTGGTGTTTCCTTGGCTTCTTGGCCTCTAATAAGCACAATTACTCCTCAATAGGTCCTGCCCCCGCCACGTATTCGCCGTAGAAACGGGGGACAGAAAACTATCTATTTAATTAGTCGTTGATTACTGATGGGTTCAAACGCTGTTGGTGAGCTCCGTTGCGGAAGACTTCCTCGATGACGTTTGAGCCGTGGTCAGCAAATGCACCGTTTGAAAACTCTGAAAGAGTATTTGGTGCTTCGACCCATGAAGCTGAGCCTACGTGAGCACGCTCGCGCATGGTCTCTTCAGCTGGCTTCTCGAAAACATTTGCATTGCGGTTTGGACGACCTGCTGCTGGCTGATAGCCCTGAGCTGCGCCCTTTGAAAATTCCTGTGGAACGTCGGTGTCGGTAGCGATACCTTCTTCGAAGCGAAGTGGGCCACGTTGTCCTGGAAGAGCTGCTGACATCTTGCGGTCGTAGACAGCGCCTTCGCGTTCTGGGAACTTAGGGGATGGTGCGATTGTCATATATGACTCCTTGAAATATGGGTTTGAGGACCTCAGTTAAAGTGTGCTACAGAAAGACTCCTACGTAAGGCTAAACGGCCTATCTAGAGAAGAAGAGGTTAGAACTCACTTCTACAGATGGCATCGCCAAGTCCATAGTCATGCAGACTGCAAGCGCCAAAGAATCAGCAAAGTCGTCATGGGCGTGGGCTTCGTCAGGGGCCGCGGCAAGGAAGTTAGGTCCTTGGAACTTAACCTCTAGGTCAGTCATCTGTTGGTAGAAGCGCTTCCATGCCTTGAGGCGACGGGTTTTAGCATGAGCAGGCCACCCCACCATGCGGCGGTCAATAAGGGCCTTTAAGTGCTTCCAACGCTTGGACTGCTCTGACTGAGAACTGCCGATTGAGTGAACCTCAGCTCTAGGCAAAAGTAATTTCATACGTTGAGCTACTGCGTCGCCAACTCCGTTAGCATCAATACCTACAGCAAGTACATCGTAGTTAGCAAGGAAGTTGACAATCTGAAAGTACTGGTCTTCCCAGTCGTCTCCTTGGATTTCTAGCCAGTTAAGAATACGGTGGTCGTAATAGCCAAACTCATCTGGTCTATCCCAATCAACCCAAACAACTGTAACTACAGTGCTGTCCATCTTACGGGCTGGGTCAATGCCTACAACCACAGGGGAACGATGCCATGCTTTAACAATCTCTTGAGAAGTATCGCCAAGCTCATCCATGATAGATGAGGTGACGAACATGCCGCGTTCCAATAACCATTTTCCGCAGTACGACATCAGGAACTCATCAGAGTCCTCACCGATACGCAGCATCTCACGCTTAATGAACTTGGCATAGTTAGGGTTGCACTTGGCAACATCGCGCCAGTCCCATTCAAAATGGTTCTGCCGTGCGCGGCTACCTGTCTGGCGGCGCTTGTTCAGCTGGATTGAACGGTAAAAATTATTCTTGCTAGTAGTCGGCGTGCCAGTCTTGACCATGGTTCCAGAGTAATAAGCAAGCATAGGACTAATGGATTTGCTAACCACAAAATCATCCGCCTCTTGGCACTCATCAATAACAATAAGATGAAAAGACTTAGACTCAATCTTGGCCCTCGGGTTTGCGGTCATCATGGTTAGGGTAGAGCCAGAGTTCTTAAGCTTAATCTGGCGTGTGACACCTGCCACTTTACTAACAGCGTCATCAATCTCTGCGTCCGCAAACATCTCGTTGGCAATCTCAGAGGTAAGGCGATTAATAGCACGGCCGAACAGGGTTTCAACCTGCCCTTCGACGGGGGCAAACATGCCCACCCAGATGCCATTCTTATACTTGCCCAGTAGGTCTGGGTACATCTTTGCTAGACGGGGGAGCAGAATCATCAAAGTAATAACTGTATTGGCAATAGTCTCGGACTTACCAGACTGACGAGCTGCTAGGGCTGTGATTTCTTCGCCGTCATTAATAATAACTGATTCAATAATACGTCGGGCTAGCGGCACCTGATAGGGGTGAAGGTCGTGGCCTACAAAGGTAGCCATGAACTGCATGATGCGGTCAATCAGCATTTTGACAAATTCTTTAGAGAGCTCGTCTAGCTCTTCTTCAGGCTCTTCGTTAAGGAGCTCGTTTTCCTCTTCGTCTTCGAGGAACTCCTCTTCATCGATAAATTCTTTGTCGCTCATGTTGTCCGATTCAGTAGCAGGTCTCTACAGTCTAGATGATGTAACAAAGCCTGAGTCGTTAAACTCAGGCTCTGATGCCACACGGGAGAGAAGGAAACGAGGCTCTATAAGTGTAGTACAAATGTCGACAAATTGCTAATCGCTTTATTACAAGCCTGTCACTGTAGTGCGTTGATGTAGGGCTTCGATGACGGCATGGATGGCTTCAGCACCAGCTCGAGCTTCCTCTAAAAGCTCTGGACTATTGGTGCGGGCATAGGCGTTAAGAGTTCTGCCCAATTCATTGATAGCTTGCTCGCCCCACATGGTTAGCTCTGAGGTAGGGATGCGACGAACACGGTTAGCAATCTTGGGACTAAAAGGCTTGTCCCACTGCTTCTTCTTAAAGATATTCATTAATAGTCCATTCGCCTGTGTACTCGCTATTAGCGCTATCCCAGCCCTCAAGCTCTGCTACATCCACATTATGGACCCGAGACTTGATGGCGTTGGTAAGCGCCTCTTCCTCAGGCAAAGCCTCGGTAAAGATACCTACTGCAAACCCTGGGACGGTAAATGGTACACGAAAAACTAAGCACGAGCCCTTACGGTAAGGCTCTTCAATCTCTTGGCTCCAGCCCGTCTCAACTACAGGCCATGCTGGGCGGTGGGGGTACTTAACTATTGTTCCGTATAGTGGTCCGAATGATTTCATTATTTCTTTAAGCCTCCCTGGCCACGTAATCGGTAGTTAACTCCCTTGCCGCCAAGGCGAGTGCTCTGCTTACCCTTGAGCTGCATCTGCTGACTGCGAGCGCGGTTAAGGTTGCTAGACAAAGCTGCCCTGCGGTGCGTAGACATCTGCAGTAGGTCAACTGGTCCTTGGTCATCGTAAATTAACCCGTTACGTGGGTCGAAGCCGTTCTCCCACAAAAAGCTTCCTTTAGAAGCAGCTGCCTTAAAGTCCCCCCACGTACCAGCATCGACCTTGTTGTAAAACCAGTAGGTTCCGTCAGGAAAGACCACATACATAACGCTGTTCTCTGAATCGTAAGCAGCGCGAACAGTTCGTGGACGTGATGGGTTAGTGGTAGAGGTTTGAATAAAGTGAAGTCCTTCAGGCAGTACCTCTGGGGTGTCCACTACCTCAAAGTCAGGGTCATAGGGAGACTCTGGAGTCATTCCCTCACGAAAGGCGTTAACCTCATCGTTGCCGATATATTCAGCCATTATTCCTCGCAGACGTGGTTTTCAGTCTCAGTCTCTAGGACTCGCTCATAGCACTCGCCGCAGCGAAGCCACTTAGGTGGGGTAAAGTTATTTTGCGCAGTAGCGCCTAGCTCGTATTCCTCGCCGTACGCGGTCTGGTCGTAGACGTTAATAATCTCAGGCTCATCAAACAGCTCTGCTGGAAATGGCCCCTTGGGAGACATGATGCGGGCGGGAACAGGGTGAACCTGTATGGCGTTTATCTTTTCGATAATGCGCATTATTCGTCTACTGTCTCTGGTGCCTTACTCTTGCTCTTTGGGGCCTCACGAAGACGGAGCTGTCCTGACTCGGCACGCTTATGTAGGTGGCGAGGTAGGCAAATGTTGCAGTAGTCGATGGTGTTAAATCCTGGGTCATTCAACGTATAAACCGCATCGCGGTCACAGTTCACGCACTTCATAAGCACTCCTTAGTAGGTTCTAATAATACCTCAAGAAACGACAAAGGCAGGGTGTTACCCCTGCCTAAGCCTACGAGATTACTTGGAGTTCTTAGCGATTGTCTTCTCAGCGTCAGCTGCTGCTGTTGCAACACCTTCAGCGACAACAGCCTCTGGGAGACCAGTCTTAGCAGAGATGATGTTAGCTACTGAGTTCGGATTCAACTTAGCAAGGGCTGGGCCAACGAGACCAGCTGCGAGTGCCCAAAGGACTGACTTGTAGTCGTGATGTCCTGGGGTCTTGAGGGTAACGCCGACAATACCTACTGCGGTACCAGCTGAAGCGTATACGTAGTGCTCAACGAGAGCGAGAACCTTCTTGTCCATATTTCTCCTTGTTATAGGTGGCGGGAGTAATCCCGACCAAAGGCTATCACAAGTCGATGCCCTCTTCAACATGCTGTTCGAAGCGGCCCTCTAGCTTGGCAACCTTCTGACCAATGATGACTTGGTCTGCGCGAAGGTCTTTGAGCATAGGGATGATTTCAAGGTTAATCTTGTCGTGGATAGATGTGCCAGAGTTGGGCACAAGCTCAGAAAGGTACTTCTTAATAATCCAGCGAACGCCTCCGCCGATAATTACAAGGATAGAAAGCCCAGCAAGCGTGCTTTCAAGAACCACGGGGAGTGACATATATCACCAATCTGATGTGTGGATAACATTACAAAGACTCGCCACTTGTTTTCCAAATATGTGTCTCAGACGGTGTGTTAGAGCAATTTTGACATGTGTATAACTTTTTTTCTCAATAAACATCTTGTTGGACTTGACACGTCTTGTAACTCTCTGGCACGGTAGTACATGACAGAGCCACCCACAAGGTGGCTTTTGCCAACTGAGAGGAGCAGCAATGCTTAATATCAGAAAGATATCAGCCGCGTTGGTGGTAGCAATGGTGCTATCAGCTCACGGTGCAGGTACAGCCCTAGCGCTGACCTCAACTCCTGGGACCGCCTCAGGAGCCGATTTAACGGTCTCTGTGTCTTTGACCCATCTAACTCTTACGGTCAATCACAAAGAGGCTGCAGCGGCCCTTAAAAGCCCGTATACCAGCATGTACGACGCCCAAGCGTTGGCTTTTCTTACTGTGTATGCAAAAGGTTGGAACATGAAGCAGTGGACCTGCCTCAACAACCTCTGGAATAGCGAAAGCCATTTCAATCCCAAGGCACTCAATCACGGCTCTGCGGCATATGGAATTGCCCAGTTCTTGCCAAGCACTTGGGGAAACTATAAGGTCAGCAAGACCACCGTCCCCTCACTACAAATTAAATATGGACTCCACTACGTCGCTACACGATATGGAAACAAATATGACACGACAGGTGCTTGCAATGCTTGGAACTTCCACCAGCGTAACGGCTGGTATTAAAGCTCCAAGTTTTGACGGAACACAACCCTGTGCACAGGTAGACCCAGAACTCTTTTTCCCTGAGGTCACCGATAAAGAATCGACAAGGAACGCAGTCCGCATATGTCGGACATGCGACTTTAAGAATCCTTGTCTCGAGTACGCCTTACAAGACACCTATGCGGGAGTCTGGGGCGGGACAACTGAGATAGAGAGAAAAAGACTTAGAAGAAAGGCTAGATAGCAAAAAGCCCCCAGCCGTAAGGCAGGGGGCTTTTTTGTTACTAAGCTTAGGAAGCGAAGTAAGGTGTGATTGTAACTGCTGAACCTGCTGCAATTGAGCTTGCACCTGCTGCAACAGACTGGGTCTTGATTGTTCCTGCGCGAGCAGCAACCTTGACAGTACCTGTATCTGCACCTGATGCGATGTTTCCATGTGTAAGTGCGTAGGTAAGAGTTGAGCCCGAAGCTGTAAGCAATGTGAATGTTCCATTGACAGCTGTATTAGTAACCGCAGCAATTGTTGCTGAATCTCCAACTGCATAGCCGTGAGCTGCTGCAGTTGTGATGGTAACAACGTTGCTTGTAAGTGCTACGTTAGAGATAGCTGGGGTTACAGCAGAGGCTGTTGTAGGAACGAGCTCAGCATCGTTCATAGCGTCTGTAGCCAAAGCGATTGTAAGGCCGATGACGTTAGGAACTACTACATAGTCAACGGCTCCAACGTAAGCGCCGTCATTTGCGGTGAGCTCATCTGCGTAACGAGCACGACCTGAGATGTTGACGTAGCTTCCAGTTCCTGAACCAGATACTGTGAAGGTGTAGCGGTTTGCTGTTGCTACGGTCAAGTTAGTTCCATCCAAGCCTGTACCAGTGATATTGATGGTATCGCCAGCCTTGAGGAAGTTATTTGGAGCTGTGTAAGTCTGAGTGCTGCCATCGCCAGAAGCCTGGGTGATGATGTATACGCCCTGGTCTGATGATGTAAATGCTGGGTATCCAGCGTAACCTGACTCAGCACGAACATGGTTATCCATTGGAACAGTGCGAGTAGGGTTGTTACCTACAGTTACAGCGACATCGCCATAAGCAAGGTTTCCGCTAGCTACCAAAGTTGTCTGTGACCATTGTTGGTCGTAGGTTGAGCCGCCAAAGTTTGAGACCGACTTGCGGCGCTCATCGTTTGGTTGTAGTGGGATGTTACCCCATACGCGGTCAATTTGTGGAGAGCCTGTAACAGTTGAGGTGGTTACGTTATCCAACGTACCAGCCTTAACCGCGTCGGTGGTGGTCACTGTAGCTGAGGTATTACCAATACGTGGGTTACCTGAGTACAAGGTCCATGACTCGACGACGTGGCCGTCGTTATTTGTTGCCATTATTTACCTTTTTTCTCTAGAGTTGAGGCGTCCTATGCGCGAAAGGACTTAATAAGTCTATCTATCAACTCCAGAGAAATCGGGCTGTACTACAGCTGATGCCCGCCTATTTTTCTGGGGGCGGGGTCTGCGAGTTCCACCACATGGCGTAGTAGTTGTAGTCAAAGTTAAAGCGCTTCATATGCTGGGCTATAGCCCCAGTATGGGCATAGACAGGAACGCCCACAGCCTTGCGCTTGCGGAAGAAAACAATATCTTCGCTGACATAGCGGCCCTCAAGCCCCTCCTGCTCAGCAAACATTGACTGCTGGGGATACGCCTCACGCAGCTTAGGGACGATAGATTTGTGCATCAGTACAAGGCCCATGCCTGCGCAGTCTACCTT